GTCCATGCGGATACTGATGTTTGTGGTATTTCCAGCCATACGATCAACCCCTTTCTGCTGGCAATTATAGTATATGCCATTTGCACGAAGAAAACAATACTTTGCACGAATATTTAACAATAAATTCATTCAAGGAGGTTACCGGCTTTATGAAAGAAATCATTTATGAAGAACAATAAGTCTGAACCTATCCCAGTCATGGATTACCGCCAGTACCGCAGAGTGCGGAGGCTGGTGCATGAGTGCTGTAACTACATCGACGGAAACTGTATCGCCCTGGACGATGGGGAGAAATGTGTCTGTGTCCAGTCCATTTCCTATTCCCTGTTGTGCAGGTGGTTTCGGGCGGCGGTATTGCCGCAGGATAAAGAACTGGAAACGGCGCTGTTCCACCGGCTGAATGCTAAGAAATGCTCCGTATGTGGGGCGCTGTTTACCCCCGGTTCCAACCGAGCCAAATACTGCCCGGAATGTGCCGCACGCATGAAGCGGATCAATGCCGCAAAGCGCAAGCGGAAACAACGGGAGAAATGTCACGCTTTAGGGGCTGAAAAACCCTTGTAAATCAAGGCTTTTTTCGAGGGTGTCAAAGGCAGGCTGATAGATTTATCCTCTGACCCATAAAACGGCCTTAAAATGCGTGCAGAATCCCAAGAGAAACCCCAAGGAGGAACCCTATGTCAGACAACCGAAAATATTATTACCTGAAACTCAAAGAAAACTATTTTGACGATGATTCCATCGTGCTGCTGGAAAGTATGCAGGATGGTGTGCTGTATTCCAACATTCTGCTCAAGCTGTATCTGAAATCGCTGAAACATGGCGGACGGCTTCAACTTGACGAGGACATTCCTTACACGGCGCAGATGATCGCCACCATTACCCGCCAGCAGATCGGCACTGTGGAGAGAGCCTTGCAGATCTTTTTGAAGCTGGGTCTTGTGGAGGTGCTGGACAGCGGCACATTCTACATGAGCAACATCGAACTTTTAATCGGCCAGTCCTCTACCGAGGCCGAGCGAAAGCGTGCGGCGAGGCTCCAAAACAAGGCTCTTTCCGCGCCCCGGACAAACGGCGGACATTTGTCCGACATTCGTCCACCAGAGATAGAGATAGAGTTAGAGAAAGAGATAGAGATAAAGAGAGAGATAGAGAAGGGACGCTCCGCCCGCGCCTATGGCCGTTACCAGAATGTTTTCCTGACGGACGAGGAAATGGCAGACTTGCAGGCCAGCTTTCCCACCGTATGGGGCCAGTACATCGAAAAGCTGTCCGAATACATGGCTTCTACCGGCAAGCGGTATCAGAGCCATGCCGCCACCATCCGGCGCTGGGCCGGTGAGGACGCGAAGAAAGCAGCCCCGCCCACCCGCAACCGGGATTACAGCGTAAAGGAGGATGAAACCGTATGATGGAGATTACCGCAGAAATCCGGGCGCTGATCGACAAGGCAGCCGCCGGTGTGGAACTGGCCGGGGACGAGTACATAGACCCGGCAGACGGCTTCATTCACTGTAAGAAATGCGGCGGCCAGAGGCAGACTGTTGTGCCATGCTTTGGAAAACCAGGCTACTTCATGCCCCGCTGTATCTGCCAGTGCCAGCGGGAGGCCGAGGAACAGCGCAAGACTGCTGAAGAACGGCAGCGCCGCATGGAGCGTATCAAACGCCGAAAGGCACAGGGCTTGCAAGACCGTTATCTGTATGACTACACATTTTCCAATGATAACGGGCAAAACCCATTGATGGACAAGGCTCACGCCTATGTGGAGAACTGGAAAGAGGCATATAAGAGCAATATCGGGCTTTTGCTATTTGGAGATGTGGGAACCGGCAAGTCTTTTTTCGCCGGATGTATTGCCAATGCTTTGCTTGACCGGGATGTGCCGGTGCTGATGACGAACTTTCCCACCATCCTGAACCGTCTGACGGGAATGTTCTCTGAGGACAGGTCGGAGTTTATTGCCAGCTTTGACGAGTATGGCTAAACAGGATAACTATAAGAAAGAGAGGACCGAAACGGCCCTCTCTTTTCATTTTTCGGATTTTGGGATGCGCGGGTATATTTCAATGGTGAAGCCATCAGGGCTCTTTTTGCGCTTCTCGTTTAGCTTCTGGTAGACGACCTTTTCGAGCACCTCTTTTAGGAGAGCATTTTTCTCCTCGGCCGTTTCGAGCAGCGGGTACACGTCGAGCAAATTCTTAACCTTAGGGATGATGTCACGGCGGCTGGTCTCCCGGAGCTTCTCCTCGGTCAACTCACGGGAGCAGCGGGTGACGCTATCCTTTGCGGCAGCGATTTTGTCGGAGAGCATTCGGGAGCGGGACAGAAAGGTGTCTGTGTCGTAGATGCCCTGCTCGAGGAAGTCGTGGGTGCGTTCGAGCTGCTGCTGTAATTTGCGGAGCTCGGCCTCCGCGCTGGCGAGAGCTTTTTCCCGGACGCCGACCGACGACACGGAGGACGGCGCGGCAGCGGAGCTCCACTCGAGCTCATAACCTTTCATCCACTCGGAGAGACCCTGTATGACGCGCTCCTCGACGATAGGAAGATAGCTCGAACAATTCGGGCAGCCGCGACGAGGACAGCGCACGACCGGCATATCTGGACGGACAGGGTTTATCATTCGCATCATCTGCCTGCCGCACTCGGAGCAGACGAGCAGACCGGCCAGAGGATTCCGGACAACCTTTTCTTTGTGCGTGGAAGTATTCTCACTCCGGGTGAGCTTATCGTTTGCGAGCTCAAATGTTTCTTTCGGAATGAGCGGAGGGTGAATGCCTTTGAATATGCACTCTTTCTCTGGGTCGGCAGGACCGCGTACAGAAACGACCTTGCCGTCAACTACTTTCTTCTTCGTCTCACGGCTGCCCCAGCGCACCATGCCGATGTACGTCGGATTCTTGATGATTCCGCGAATGGTGATTCTTGCCCATTGCGAACCGGACGGAGACGGGATGTGCATATCGTTGAGCCTCGTGGCGATTGAACCCAGAGACAGCGGGCGAGCGGAACCATCCTCGTCCTGCAAACCGACCGTGTACAGGTCGAAAATCATACGGACTATTGCGGCCTGCTCCTCGATGGGCTCGAGTGAGCAGCCCTTTTCGTTTTTGAGCTTTACCCGACGATAACCAAAGGGAGCCAAACCGGACGGCCATTTGCCCTCTTTGGCGGAGGCGAGGCGACCACGCTGCAACCGGCGGTTGATGATTTTGTACTCGCGGCGGCTCATAAACAAGCCGAACTCAAAATACTCCTCGTCGAACTCGTTGTCGGGGTCATACGTTTTTATAGGGGTTATTATTTTTGTCCCAGAGAACTTGAATGTCTGCGCGATGATTCCTTGGTCGATGGTGTCGCCGCGCGCCAGACGCTCGACCTCCATGACGAGGACGCCGGACCAGACGCCCTGTTCAACCTCGGAAAGAACCCGCTGCATCATCGGGCGGGCCGCGATAGTGTCGCCGGAGACGACCTCGCGATAAATATCGGTCACGTTGAGGTGCTGCCTTTTCGCCAGCTCGAGCAGAGTGTGCTCGTGCCGGGAGAGCGTTTCGCCCTCGCCGTGCGCTTCGGCCTCGAGGTCGGAACGAGACTTGCGCAGGTATATGAGATACTGCTCCATGATGACCTCCAAACAAAAAGACCCGCGCCGGAGCGCAGGCCAATAGGTTACTTGTTGCTGTCTTTTAAGGCCGCAACGTCAGCCTGCAAGAGGCTATCCAGAATAGAGGCGGTTTTGGCCTTGAGCGTGTTCTGCTTCTCCATAATCTGCGGGAAAGCATCTGCCAGGTCTCCCCCGCAATCAGCGAGGATGCTCTTTATCTCGCCGCGACCGGTTTGCAGCTCAGAGAACAGCTCGCGGTACAGGGCCAGCTCTGCTGCGTTCTGCGCGTTCATACACCGGGAGAGCAGCACATAGACCGAATCGAACGTCGAGGAGACGACGGCGCGGAGCTCTTTCGAGAGGGCGTCATATCTGCGCTTGAAGTTTGCATTGTCCTGACGGAACGCCTCGTTACCGTGGGCGCGCTCATCCTCGCGGCCCAGCAGATAGTCAGTGGTTACTCCGAAATAGTCCGCCATCTGGCAGAGCAGGGCGAAATCTGGCTCTTTGCCCTCGGTCTCGTAGCCGGAGACCGTAGTGCGCTGTTTACCGCAGAGGCGGGCAAACTCGGCCTGCGTCAAATCTTTCTCCTTGCGGAGCGCGACCAACCGTTCAGAAAACTTATCCATACAGACGTACCTCCCTAAGACTTATATATTGTATCACAAAAATCCCCTCACGGGGACAAATGACGCTAATTGCGTCATAAATAGCAAAAATTTTTGAAAAAAAACTTGACTTTGACCCAATTAGGGACTATAATAAACCGCAGAAAGACCCCAAAAGGGTCACACAGAAAGGAGGAGACAGGCGGAATGCGGAAAAAGCTGCAAACGCTCCGAGAGGGCGCAGGCTATACCCAGCAGACTTTCAGCGAGCGACTGGGCGTGAGCCGGAGCCACTACGCACAGATTGAGAGCGGAGACAAGAATCCGTCCCTCAAGCTGAGCCTGAAAATCAAGCAGGCCCTCGGCTATCCCTACGACGACCTTTTTTTTAACCCGAAGCGACCCGTTTCGCGTCATTGATGCGAAATAATGACGCCAAAAGCAAACATTTGGCATTTCCTTGTAAATATTTTAACCGAAAGGAGGCACGGGATAAATGCCTAAAATGGCAACGAAAGCCGCAGATAACGTGTTCTACAAGGCACGAATCGCAGCGGCATCGTGGAACGACCGGTTAGGCAGCAGAGAGGGTGCGTCAGAGGTGACCGGCATCGACCGGACACGGCTCGCCAACATCGAGCTCGGAACCATCAACCCGCACCCGGAGGAGGTCCTGATGCTGTCGGACACCTACAACGCGCCGGAGCTGCAAAACCATTTCTGCTCGCACCTCTGCCCGCTCGGCATCGGGACGATTTCACCGATTGAGCTGGAAGAGCTCGAGCGGGTCACATTGCAGCTCATTTCGGCAATGAAGTCGTTACCGGAGGTCAAGGACGGAATCATCGACATCGCGGCCGACGGCGTCATCGACGCGAAAGAAAAGCCGCGCATGGAGCAGTACCTCGAGGTACTCGACGAGATAACGAACAAGGCTCAGACCTTGAAGCTCATTTACAGAAAGCAATTCGGAAAACAGGAGGTGTAAAAAGTGTTGGAGGCGAAGCAGAGCGGGAACGTCGTGGAGGACTTCACCATCGGGAACACCCGAATCAAGATTTGCGACGACTTCTGCCGGACCCGGACGAGCGGAGAGGTCAAAGAAATCCTCAACCGCGTCGCACGGAGGACGGTCGGCTCGCTCACGGCAGCCGCCACACCTGATTATGGATGCGCTTAAAAGAAAGATGGAGATTACGGCCGTTGCGTTTTTCTGCACAGTCACCGCACTCATTGCGGCTTACTCCTGCGCGACGACGGCCGCAGCAAACCTCGCACAGCAGACAGCGGCAGCACCGGCAACGGAATATGTGACGCTCGCCTACATGGAGGTGCAGCCAGAGGCCGAACAGGAGCCGGAGCTCCTCTACGACGTACCCATGAGCGACGAGCTGCAACGGTACATCCGGGAGCAGGCGGAGCGGCAGGATGTACCATTTGAAATCGCCCTCGCCGTCATCGAGCGGGAGAGCAGCTACCAGCCGGATGCGGTCAGCGACACCGGAGACTTCGGCCTTATGCAGATTAACATCTGCAATCACCGCTGGCTCTACGAAGAACTCGGAATTACGGATGTGATGGACCCGGAGCAGAACATCGAGGCTGGCTTATACATCCTCGGGCGGGCGTTCCAAAAGTACGACGACCCGGACAAGGCTCTCATGGCCTACAACATGGGCGACAGCGGCATGAAAGCCGCGTGGAGTAAGGGACAACATAGCAGCAAATATAGCCGCGCAGTCATTGAGACGGCGCAGGCCCTCAAGAGAAAGGAGCACTAAATGGGCTGGAAGATTCACAGAGCGATTCTCATTGCGGCCATCTGGATTGCAGAGGTCCTCTCAGCTGGCATCTGCGGATTCATCGCCGCGCTGGCACTCATTCCGGCCAGCTACGCAGCGCGCGGCTACTTCGCCTTTGGTGGCGAGTGGCTTATCGTGCTCGGCGTCACGCTGCTTGCGTTCCACGTCAT